CCCTCCGACTTGCACGCGGTGCAAGGAAAAATCTTCAGACTGCGCCGTTACCCACCGGCTAGGAACGCAGCTTAACTCGTGGTTTCCCGGATAGCGCCGTTCAAGGGTATACATAACAGTGTCGCTTGGCGCAGACCGCGCCGTTAGCTCTACGAAGGGAAACTGGGGTGCAGTCCCTCCGACGACACTGCGGATTTCGTGATAATTCACATACTCCCGAGTAGTTTCCCCCATGAGTTTAGATACAGTTACACGTATGTAATCTGAGCTTGCGTTTGTAAAAGTTATTGGAGTAGTAAAATTTATCTCAGATAAATTGTATAGCCTGTCATTATAGAACGGCCCCCACTCGTACACGAACTCGTTTCTTAAATTAGTCCCTGTGCGGCCATCTAGCAGCGATTCTTCCCAAAACTCATGGCCAGCGTAGTGTCCGTGCGCCCAAACAGCGCCGCTGCTAACGGGGGCTGTGTGCGTTTTTGTCCACAGTACGTCTGTTACCCCGTCTCCTACGTCTTGTTCTACAGAGCTATCAAAAAGTATTATATCGTAATCTACTGAATTGTATGTCCACTTATATCTATGCGATGTATTTCGCACGTACGATATTTCTTCTGTTTTAGGATTTAGACTAGATATATAACAAACAAAATTACCGCCGGTCGTGTAAGGACTGTTCGCGTGCGGCGTTGACGTGTCGTAATACTGCACGCTAACGGGACCACTGCTGGTGACCGTGGGCAAAGGCGGAACTGTCTTATTCGCTTGAAAGTAAACAAATTCTTTGCCGCTAGGGAAAACAAGTTTCTGCTGTGCCCACATGTAGTGGTCCATACCCGTAGTGGACTGGTTGTGTAACAGATGCCCGTACCGAAAATCTGCGTATCCATACTGGTACCCATAAAAGTCTATAACCGATTGCACATGCTGTAACTGGTCGGCGTCATCGTAGTGGGGGAATATGTTGTAGCTTCCTTGCGCGGCCTGCGTGTATTGATTTTTAACAAGCTGGTATGTGTCTCCGCCCGCAGAAAACGTAGCCCCTACGTCGGTAGTAGCCGCGCTAACCACGTTAGTTACGGGCGTCTGTTGCGGCTGAAAAGTAAACCCACTAGTGGCGTTGTACTCCACGGTTCGCGGAATAGCGGCGCGCTGTGTGTACGGCAAGGTTGTTTGGAACGCAGGATCGGTGAAGTTAGTAGCGACACGGTTGTATTGCGTGGTAACGCTGTTGCTGCTTAGTTCGTAGGCGGTAAAACAAAACTTGTTACCGTCGCTAGAGAACTCCACGGTGCCCGCCCACTGCGGCACAAAACCGTTAGCGATAGTGAAGTCGTACTCGTCCTCTATGCCCCACGATACTCCCTGCGTTTCTGGTGTCCGCCACGGCAGGTCGTAAGACTCAGACAAAGCGGCGGGAAACACCGCTACTATCACCTTTGCGCGCGTGCCCAATACCAGCGGGCCAGTGTAGCTGTTGTTGGTAGTGTAATTAATGTATTGCGGCACGGCGTCCGTTTCCCAGTACACCACGCGAATCCAAGTCTGGCCGTCTTTCTCAAATGGGTGCGCGCCCGCCACGCACATAAACTCATCAGTAGCGAGGTCGGCGTCAGGAAAGGTTTGGTTAAGTTGGCCAGTATAAAAAGGCGCGTTATGCGGCGGTAGCTCATAAAACCTAGTGCCCAAGCTAAACCGACGTATCTGGTACGCAGGGTAGCAATAGTGCGGGTTAGGCGAGTTATACATACCAACCCCGCCGGCGTACGTATTGACCGTAACATCAGGAGTAGGTACCCATGTAAGCCGCTGGCAGAAATTTTCAGACCACACAGAAAGCCCCGGCTCGTCTTGTATTGGCGAGCTAGGGGGCAATTCGTTCCAGTACTGACCGGGCACCGCGTTAACGTCGAATATAGTATTTACTGTGCCGCTGTGCTCGCTACCGCCGACGTTTAAGCTAGCGCCTTTTACCAAAAAGTACGATGCTGAAGGGTGCGCCGTGTGTTTTTCAAAAACGTCTAGTAAGCTCAAAAACCCTCGGGTGTCCCAGTTAGTAGAGACAATCGCAGCGTAGTGCCCCGGAGAGTTACGCCAAAAATCCGTAAGCCACTCCCCTATGCCTAACTGCCCGTTGCCTAAATCGTTGTAATACTGCACTAAAAGCGCATTTTCTACGGGGTTGTCGGCGTATGGAAGCCCCCACTCTTGGCCAGAGTGTGCAATGTGCCTACCAGCCGCTGTACGGAATCCCGGCATCCAATCGTAGTGCGAGTGGCCGAAGTAGCGGGGAGGGTTGACCAATCCCATATAGTACGTACCGGCGTCACCAGTCTCGCCATCTCCACGCAAAGGCCGGTAAAACGGGGTTAGGCCAGAGCTATTTTCTGTCCGGTAAAAATTAGTTTTCTGGAAGATGCCCTCTTTAACGAGGCTGGTGTACAGCAGTTCTTCCGGCCTGTGCGCGTAGTACTCGGTAGCTTCGGGTTCGCTAAACGCGCTTGCGTCTAACACTTTTGTGGTTATTACCTCTGGCTCACTAGACGCTGACTGCGAGTCGGCGCCTACACGTATGGCGGCAAAAAGCCCGCCCCCAAGCTCCGGTATCGTGCCTTCGTTAAAGTCAAACCAATCCGCAGGGGTATTGCTTTGGCCGTCGTTAAAGCTGTGTGGTTGGCCAAAAATAGGCGCCGTCGAGTAGCGGATTTCTCGGTCCAGAGGCCAAGGAAGCGGGTCACCGGTGTTTGTGTCTAGGTTATAGGAGTCGTTGGTGCGCCAAGTAGCTGTAGGCGTTAGGGTTTCCAGCCCCTCGGGAATACCGCCCACGTACTGCAAGTCGTCCATGTACTTGTTATTTCTATAGTTATTTATGAGTACTTGCGGAAGAACCCCACCGGACGTGTACTGCACATAGTCGTCTTGGTCTGTTATAACCGTCGCGTCAGGGGTTCCCGCCCGCATGGGTAGTCCAATACCGTCCGGCTCGGCGGCAGATACCGGCGTAAGCACCATACCTTCGGGGCGCCACGGCAGGTGTAGCTCGTAAAAAATGACTTCATCTTGTAGCAGCTGAGCTAGCTCAGAAGGCTCTGTAGGACGAGGTTGGGCCGTTATGTATATGGCTGCATTGTTTTCGGCTAACGCAACCCGCACGGTGCCAAACGGCAAATCGAACGTTTTTTCGTATTCAGCGAGGCTTAAAGAGGAACGCAAAGACGCCGCAATGTTCGCACATTGCAGCGCTTCGGGGAGTAAAGCCTGCGCAGCGGCTTCGTCCCCACTAAAAAAGACGTTGCCGCTGAACACTTTTAGCTGTCGGTAAGTTCTACTTCGTACCCTAGCTCAAAAGTGTCGCCGTCGTTAACTTGGCGTGCCGCTGCGAAACGAGTCGCAGAAACCAGCGTACCAGTCGTTCCGCCTTTTACGTTGCTAGACAGTAAGCCTGCGCCGTAAATGTCGATAGCGGCAGAAGCGGCGATGGTGAACTGAGCATAAGAGGCCAAGTTACCAATCTTACCAGTCGCGGCAGAGCCAGCAGTCCACGCGGGGCGAGTAGTTTCGCTGTATCCCTCAGTGTTGCTGGTGATCTCAGTAGCGTTGCTGGTAAAGTTAGCCGCCGTCCAGTTAGAGGCCGGAGTAGCGTTGCCGCTGTAAGGGGCTAAGTACCACGCCGTAATAGGCGTCGTGCCGCCCAAAGCTGCGTCCAGCACGTACAAAATGCCTTCTGCTACTACCAAGTTTGGGTCAACACAAAGGTCTTTCCCGTTAACGCGGTGGTAGTATTTACCTTTGGCCATAATTGATCCGTGGATCAAAAGCCCCTCGTCTGTTTGCTTAAAGTCGCCACGGTCGAGGAAAGTGGCGATCTCACTACGGTGCTTCATAATTGTGCTCCTATCGCGCAAAAGCATAGATGCGGTCGCCCTGTACGACCAAGTTTCTGGGTAGTAACGGTAGACCTTCGATATTACTAGCCTGTGGGTATGATACACTACCATCTGGTTTACCAACAGCAAAACCTACATCAGTAAACCATACCGCTACTTCTTCAGCTGTACCCACCAATTCTGGTGGCATATTCTGCGTGCCAGTCACTACTCTACCATAGGGGGCCGACTGTTTGCCTACAACACGCATCGTCCAGTTTTCTGGGGCTGTTCCTGCGAAAAAATACGTATTTTTAGCGCCGCCAACAAAAACGCCGCCATCTAATGCGGCAAGCCACGTCGCCGGCTCTGGCAAACGTAAATAGTTGTGGGTAGCGCTGTGCGCGCCGTACTCCAGCGGCTCTGACCAACGAAGGGTGTGAGACCGCAAAACAAGTAGCCTGCCTCGCCAGTAGGCTAGATCGCGCCCCCCTTCAAGCTGTGTGTAGGCGTATTGCTGGTCGTGGAACTCCCTACCGGGGCGCTGGTTTACTATAAACGAGCTATCTCCACCGTCCGCAGAGATAAGGGTTTCGCCGTCTGTACATACCGGCCTATCTGTAACTACGGTCCACGCCAATTTGTCACCATTGGTGTTCGCCGTTACTGTAAACCCGTTAGGAGATAGCTTACCAACCTGCGCGCCTCGGCCCGCATAAACGTCGCTACCGAACGCAAAGATAGAGTGGTACTCCGAGGTGTCGTCTAGCAAAGAAAACGCGTGGCGCGACTCTACGGAGCCGTCACGGTCAATGTTGCAGTCCACCGCGTCGTACAGCGCATCGGGGGTGAGCGAGTGAGGGTCAACAGTGTTGACTATACCTCGCAACCACGGCCCTATAGCCGGTGCGTCGGCCATTATCCCGCGCTCACCTTCAGCGTACCGCTGTCATTCCAAAGTTGCCCTGCGACAGCTGGATCGCTCGTTGGTAGGTTGGGCAATTTTATTACAGAACCATTATTAACCCACTTAGAGCCGTCGTAGGTAAGGAGATCACCGTTCGATGGGGTTGTGATTGTAACGTCCGTTTCGTCCGTACCTAGCGGATTAGCCACCGGGATCGGATGCTCGGCTGGCGTGAAGTTACCAGTGTAGACCGGATCGCCAACAGTGATTCGGAAGTCGTCCATAAGGCCGTCGTACCAGCTGGCTTGCGCGGCTACGCCAGAAGCAGTGCCGCCTATCACCCACGCAAAGTCCCCTAAGTCAGCCGACGCGACGGCGGTGGACTCCTCGGTTCCGTTAAAGTAAACCTTGATGTTGGTCCCATCATGGACAAAGGCAACGTGGTTCCACGCCGACGTAGACAGAGAGGAGGTTGCGTTCCGCTGGCTGCCGCCGTAGGATATGGCCGGTACTCCGTTGACGATCATAAGCCAGCAAAACTGACCAGTAGGCGGTTTGGACGCAAAGTACTCTGTGTTAGCTACGCCAACTGGCTTCAACCACGTCTCAATACAGAACGGCTGCGTACCGAAGTTAATCGTCTGGTCCGTCGTTATCCTGCTGCTGGTGGAGGGAAAGTTAATAGAACTAGCCCCGAAAACCTTGTCAGTCGTATTCAGCGTAGGAGTTGTGCCAGCGGTCGTGAACGTATAACCATTGAGGCTGTCATCCTGATCGTAAGCAACGTCCCCTTTCAACAGAAGCGTTGGGAGGACCACAGGAGCAGCGTCTGTCTGATCGTCTGCCCAAGCGTAATCCGAACCGTTCCAACTCAGGACTTGGTTAGCCGTAGCCGTGCTGGTGTTTAGGTGCGTATCAACGTCAGCGTTGGTGTACGAGCTAGGAGGCGTGCCTCCAGATAGCATAAGCACCCCGCTACTAGACCACAGCGCGTTAGAAATGCTTGGGTCAGCCGTAGGCAGGCCGGGGTGAAGCTCAACCGAGTTGGTAGAGTCGATTAGCGCAGAAGAATCCTGAACAGTTTTGACGCCAGAGACGGTGGCAGTGCCGTCTACTTGCACCGTGCTCGCTGAAACAACGCTAAGCGCGTGGGATACGGTCAAATCCGTTCCGGACTTAACGCTACTACCCATTGAAATGGTGCTGGTTCCAGAGACGTTGCCAAAAATGTTGGTTCCAGACGGAGCGTCAAAAATGACACTAGACCCAAGGCTGACGCTTAGACGCCCTGCCGCTGCGGTTACAGGCTGGTTGTCTATTTGCACGGACGAGTGGCGGGCAGCGCTTAGCGCAATCGCCGAACTAGAAAGCTCTGGACTACTGCTAGGAGCTATGTACACATGGCTGTTGTCGTACGAATAGATAGAGCGGCAGTTAAAAGTGCCACAGCTAACGTAAATAATCGACCCCGTGTCTGCCGTAAAATCAGTAGTAGCGACTACTGGGTTGGCGCTCGCGTTCCAGATTTGTAGGTAAGAGCCGCGATTTATATACAGGTCGCCTAAGTTACTAAACGAGTTAGTAGCGTCGTTGCTGTCGAACAGAAACGCGCCATTAGCCTGTAGGCTTAGCACGTTGCCCGCGTACCCAGCGGCGAACCCGTTTGCAAAGCGTACATTAGTGTTAGTGAACACCAGCGTACCGTTACCAATGGCGCCGTTTGTAAAGACGAGCCACGAGCCGAACCACTCAAAACTTATATAGGCGGTGCCTAGATCGTGGTTCAAACCCTGTAAATCAACGGTAATAAAACCGGCTCGTTGGCGACCATTACCCGATACTTCCCACGCGGTCGCGTGGCGTTGCGCCAAAAAGTACTCGGATAACGCGGCTACCGTAGCGAAGTCCCCGCCCGCGCCTACCGTATAGGTAGCCACAGCGTCGATTTCGGAGCCTCCACCGCCAGAGAAATAGTCTAAGCTAGCCCATGCCGTAGTGCCGTCGCCCAACTTAAACGTATTAGTGTCGGATTCTACGCCGATCTCGCCTGCGCCAAGGACAGGGTTAGTTGCTGTCCAGTTAGCCGCAGTGTCTCGGCGGTGAAGAATTTGGTTAGCCATCAGAAGTCTCCTCGGGGACCGTAGCTTCTTTAAATGCGCCTACAAACGCGCGCTTGGCTACTTCTACTTGGTCTAGCTGAAAGTGTAGGGACATAGCCTTTTTGTGTAGATCGTCGATCTGCTTCAGCAAATACGCTTGGTGCGCGGATAGCTCAGCCGGGTTGTACTCTACGCCGTCGATAGAAATAGTCTGTGTGGGTTCGTTCGCGGTCATGTTATATGTCCTTAATAAGTCCAAAAAGCGGGAGAAGGCGCTGTAAGGCTTGTATCCAAGTGGACGTATCGTCCGCTAGTCGGCCCTTTTTGGTGTGCGCCTATACGCTTTATACCACACCGCCGCGCCGCGTCAAAAAGACGCAACGCTTTGTCCCCATACACTAAAAGGTCTACTGCTCTACCCTGCGCGTGCGCCCCCGGCGCCGGCTTAGCGGCTTCTATAGGGTGCTTAAAGCACCGATAACCACTAGAAACGGGCAAAGGGAAGCCGCAATCAGCACGGATGTTGTTAAGTATGTCCAAAAATTCATCGTCAAAATAAACCTCGCCGCCGCATTTGCCGCATTTGCACTGTAATTCGGAAAGCGAGAAATAACTCATTTCTTAATTGTTTGGGCGATTTTTTCGCCGCTGCGCCCTAAAATATAACCTCCGATTCCAATGGAGATAAGGTTATACAGCGCGTCGTAGTCTTCTTGGGTAAGCCCTTCAGCAGAAAAACCAAACCACCGCGCTACTACTAACCCGAGGAACGTCAGCATAGTAACGGGGCGCCAGTTAGCTGTTAACCAGTGCTTCGACGACGCTTCGGCATGGACTATCTTGGCCTTGCCCTCAAGCATAGACGTTTCGTACTCAAACACCCGCTGCATCGCGGCGGCTTGAACGTCGAGCAGGTGGCCCTGCGCTTTAAGTCTTTCTTCTTCGGAAGTGTGCAGTTCGTCTACTAGCTCTGCGGCAGGTTTAAAAATGCCTGCAATTAAATCGGTAACTGCCAGCATTACTTGTCCGCCTTTTTATCTAACTTGTTGTCGATAGTGTCTAGCTTCGTGTGTAGCCGCGTAAACTCCGCACGAAGCTCCTCTCTAGTGACGTACTCGCCCGCGACGAGCACTTCAATACGAGACACTTTGTCGGCTAACTCGTCGTCCGCCTGTTGCAAATCGCGCACGGCGTCCCACAGAGACTTCATAATCCAGCCAAAAACGCCTGCTGTAAGCGTTATAATAGTATTAACTACACCCTGATCCATACCAGTCCCTGTGATATATCGGTTGCGCCTATGTGCGATTATATATCAGCTTCTTTTTCGATGCCATAAATTAGGTAGTACTCGCCGCATTCTACGCATACTACAGCGTGGTTTTCTTCGTCCCCATGAAACGTCTGCCAAGAAAAGCTGCCTGCGCCGCACTCACTGCAATACCTGTCGTACGCATCGTCACCGCGCCACCCCGACAAATCTACTACGTCACCCATACCTAGCCATCCTTATGTCGCACCGGTACCGAGCTATTTCTCCAAAGTCTTTATGCAAAACAATGGCGTTCATATCCCGACCCGATCTGTAGCCTTTAGCAGCGTGCCATGCGTCTTTGGCTGCGAGCGTTCTAAACGATTCCACCATACAGCCCCTAAGCTCTATTTTCCTAGAGTGGTGGACGTGCCCTATATACCAATATCTGTGCTCCGCTGCCCCCCATTCTTCTGGCTTGTCTGTAGCCATTAGCTCACCTAAGTCAGCCGGCTTTACGGTATCACCATGCGTCACGCCAATCAATGTTTTACCGAAGGCAAAATAATGGAACTTAGAAGTAGTGGGCTGTATAGTGACTCTAGGCTCGTCACTAAAATAGGCGTCTAAAAACGCTGCCAACATCATACTAGAGTGGTCGTCGTGGTTGCCTATAGCGTTTATTACTTCTACTATAGGGTATTTTTTTAACGCTATTTTTATAGCGTCTACCATTATCATACACCCTAATTGTAGTACTTTAGACCACCTTGTGTCTACATCAAGGCTATGCCCAGACCTGCTAGTGGTGTTAGACATGTTATCCGCGTGGAAAAAATCGCCCAAATTAACGATTAGGCACTTATTCGCTTGAGGCGTCGCCGCCACTAGCTTATCAACGGCGGAAAGCAGATCGGCCCGCGCTATGTTTATGTCGAAGTCCTCGCCACACTCCTCGGCCCAAGCGTACATACCAATGTGCGGGTCACCAAAAGGAATGGCCACCGCGATGTCTTCTGCGCCCTGTTTAGGCGCTTTAATCGGCTTAGCTATCCCCTTATAGTCGGCTACAAACTCCTCAATAGCTTCGCGAAGCGCAGCTAACCGTTCTTCCGCAGCGAGTTTAGACTTAACCCACTGCCCAGTAGGTTTGCCTTCGTCGTTGTAATAAGTAGAAACCCCGGACACAACAAACCCGTCGGGAACGGTGTTAACCATATCATGCTCGGGAGAGTACCCCCGTCTAGCGGCGTTATTCCGAACGCGTTGCAGCATTCGGCGACCACAGCGTTCCGTTATGCCTAGCTCGTTAATAGCGGCTTTAATAGTGTCGCTTTTCGCTATATGCGTTAATAGTTTTCGTTGCGCGTCTGTCTGCGCATACGGCAATAACTCGGTAATGTCCACGGCTTTCCCCCCCAGCGGTGGTTAGAGGCGGCTTATTTGCCGTTTCTTAAAAATTTTGCGGCTCTGGACATATCTTTTTCATGGGCTTTTTTGCAGTGGTCTTTTTGGAACACGCGAAACGCCCCGTTTATGGCTATTTCTACCCCTCGCCAGAACCACATGTCGTTCTGCCTGTACGCCCTACCTGACAAGGATTCATTCGGGTTAATACTAAAAAATACAACTACGTTAATTAACTGAGAAACTGCGTCGCCAAAGCGCACGAAATAATCCAGAACGCTAGCGCCCCAACTACGACAGATATTACCAACGCGTTGCATGCCATACCCCCCTCTATAAGTGTTGCAAACATTAAAGTGTTGCTGCCAGATCAAATAGCGCGTCTAGCTCCTCGTCAGTTAAAGACAGTGCAGGGGCCAGCGCCGCTACCCAAGGGGACAAACGCTCTACTGTAGACGCGTACTCCCACTCAATACCAACCGTAGTTTTATCTGGCTCGTCCATAGTCGCAATAGCCGTCTCTACATTAGCTAAATGGCCTGTTTGATTTAGCGCGAGCCGTGCCTGCCGCATCGTTACTATCATACGCGGGCGCAATTCTTCTGGAGTTTTATTTCTGCCCGTCCATGCTTGCCACCACCCATAGAACCCCGGAACAGGGTTGCCTTCTTCATCTACGCCTTCACCGCCAATGCGTTGCTCTATCAGCCCCGGTTCAATAATATCGAAATCAGGCTGGGGGTCGTAATTTAGCGGAAATACGTTATATTCAGCTAAACTTTCCTCAGAAGGGTGTTTGGGAAAGGAAGTATTTGGGTACGCTTCCCGTAATTGTCGAATTGAATACGGGATAGCCACGCCATCCTCTACTAAGACATAACTCATTTGCCCGCCCTCTATTTACGGTGTAACAGTATCATAAGTATTAGAAAAACCAGAAATGTCTGGCGCTCCTGATTCTGCCCAATATCTAATTTCATCAAGGGTTCCGGTATAGTTATCTTCATACGCGCCAGTTCCGCCAGAACCCACTAAGTCAGCCACACTACCACCTCCAACTTGTCCATAGCCCTTGGTGTTTCCACCATACGGGTTCTGCGCCGTCCCGTCATTAGTATTAGACTCAAGCAGTCGGATTCCATGATGGCTTCCTTGCCCACCTATTTGCACGTACAGCCTCATATTGAGCGCGCTAGCATCAACCCGAATATAAAAAGTGCAGGCTCTGTTACGGTAGTCTGATATGCTGGCTTGAATATCTGCCGCAGCCAAAGAGTCTGCACTCAAAGCGTCCCGAAAATCGCCTCCCCCATCAAAAACCCTTGCTCTCATCGTTGTGCCGTTGTCCAAGCCCCAAGCAAAACCAATCCCAGTACCGCCCGCCTCCATTATTAAGCCTTCGTCACCTGAACCTGCGGCGTAATCAATCGTAGTGTCTACGGCAACCAACATATCATTAGTTCCACTAGAAACCCCTGTTCCTGTGCTTGGGAAGCTAGTGATTGTGTAGTCCGGTGCCCCATAGCTGGACAGTTCGTAATCTTTAAGTATCCGCTTTATAACAACCATGTGGACGCCACCGTATATGGAGACATTGCTAGTATGCGACACAGTGCCGCTGGCGTTGTCTTTGTATGACAACCTATAGGTGCTGTTGTATACGTTGCCTCCCCTGCCAGACTCATAGGTTCCAGACGCTATGCTGGTAAATCCTGAAGGCGTAGAAGGAACAGTGGTTGTATTTTGTCCGTTCTCCCAGATAAGAACAACGTCGCTAGCAGAAACATTAGAAATGGAAGCGGTTGAACCGCCGCTAGCAGTGGCGCCTGTTACGTCATACCCATTTTGGATTACTACACCTGCTATAGCACCGCCATCAATCCCATTGGCAGTGGCGGTTAAAGTTCCTCCGGCGTTCATTATTATGTTTTCTGTGTAGTTTACTGTCTGTCTGCTGTCAAATCCAAGTAGATCATTAGTACCGTCTAATTGACCTAGCTGATAATAGTTAGTAACGCCAGAAAAAGTAGCGTCTGTTACGTCCCTTCCCGCACAGAAAACAATAACGTAATCGTCTTGAGCCACTGACAAACTAATTGAAGGGCCACCAATGTTGGTGGTTGTATGGTCAGAGTCCCCGCTGTCAAACTCGACTTGGATGCCGGTATCTTGAAAGGTAGACATTAAAAAAGGGGAGCGTGAGGGCATTATGCTGTTGTTCCGATGAACGCGCCGTAAAGCACATTATTAATGTGCCACAGATGAATCACGTTATATCCGGTTGTGCCTAGAGTGGGGGCAGTCCCGCCAACCCATGTAGTCGTAGGCCACGTAACCGTAAAGCCTGTTCCGTCATCAATCATCAGCGTCACAAACTCACCGTTTGCAAGTGACTCTGTAAACGTGGTGTTTGCTCCCAGTGTTTTGTATTGGATCGTGCCGTTGCTGGGATCAATCACCGTGCCCGTTAAGCTGTACTGCTGTTCCTCAATGGCGTTTTGGAACTGCACTGTTCCAGCAGAATCAATCGTGACCGCAGTGCTTGTGCCGTTGTCCGTAATCGACGGAAAGACGCTGTTGTTAACTACAAAATCAGATAAGTTAGCCATTTGCGTCTCCTAGCTAATTTGAAACACGTAGAAAAAGTTTGTTACACCAAAACTTGATGTTGATGAAAACGACAACGTGCCGTCAGCTGTAGCGTAAACCAAAGCGGCGCAAACCGCTTCATCATTGTTGCTGTTTTTATCAAAAAAGGCCACATCATCGTCCGGCGATACGTTTAACAAACTGGATGTTTCGCTAATAGTGCTAAAACTGCTACGAGCGTAACAGTACAAAATAAAAACATCGTGTTTAGAGACATTAGAAATGCTCGCTGTTGTGCCGCTATCAAATAAGTGGTCAGTCAGCGTTGTGTAGCTAGACTTTGACGAGTTAGCCACATTAAAAACTGTAAACACTTCTGAAAAATAGTTTAAAAAACCAGAAGTGCTGGCCGAAATCACGTTTGCTGCACTATGGTAGTCAAGTGCGCCGAAACTACAGTAGCCAGCGCGAGCCTCACTAACAGAAGCCGTTACAGGGGAACCCGACAAATTGGTTAGGGCACCGCCCGGATTGGTCTCTCGCTCTAAGCTGTAAGAAATAAGTCTACCAAGTCCTGTGTAGCTAGCAGCTATAACATAACCAAACGCAATATGGTCGCCAGTAGTAGCGCCGGAGCTAGACATTTGGGGCATAGTCGGTGAACTGGCGCTTTGTTTATAGACTTGACCGGGAGCGTACAAGCTGCCGCTAACAAAAAAGTCCTGCTCGTCAGTAAGTACGTAAAAACCCTCCATATCGCCACCGGCGCCACCGGCGGCTCTTATAATTCTACTACGAAGCACTACGCCGCCCCTACAAACGCACCGTAAAGCGTTCCATTAGCGTGCCACAGTTCAATGACGTTGTAGCCTGTTGTTTCAAGCGTAGGCGCAGAGCCGCCAACCCATGTAGTTGTAGGCCAAGTAATTGTGTAGCCGGCGCCATCATCAATCATCAGGGTGACGTACTCACCGTCACTAAGCGACTCGGTAAACGTCGTGTTTGCTGCTAGCGTCTTGTACTGAATCGTGCCGTTGCTGGGATCAATCACCGTGCCCGTTAAGTTGTACTGCTGCTCTTGAATTGCTTTTCCGAATGAAGTATCGCCAGAAATAGCAACATTACCTCCATTTGGTTGGACAAGAAGATCATAAGTCGTTGCCGTTCCGTCACTTCGCTGAACCTGTATGTATCCCTTTCCACTTCCTATGGCCCCGATTTGCAATCCGTATTTATGGTCAAGACTATTACCAAATTGGGCGCAAGAATCGGCAGAACCAGCGGCAGGGACAGAAGTAGACCCTTTTCTAACTGAGAATCCAGATTGAATGGTTGGTGTACCAATACCAATGTTGCCGTCAGAGTCGATACGCATACGTTCTGCGGCAGAAGTCCAAAACGACATATAGTCGCCGTTGTGTGTGTAGCGAATCAGGCCGCGATAGCTAGCATCACCAGTGATACCATCTGCGTACTGGATGTCACCGATCCCAGTTGAAGTGCTGTGGATAGTCAGCCCAGCATAGCCATCGCCGAGTCCTGACCCTATTTGCAAATTACTCCCAGTGCCGCCGCCAAGCGTTGCGGTTGTTCTATTAATCAACACCTTTTCATCAGAATCAATCGTAATGGCAGTGGTTGTAGCGTTATCGTCAATGCCGCGGTCGTGGTCGTGCCACTTAGGGGGTACAGCTGCCACGTTGACCCATCGTATATAAGATCAAGCGCTAGGCCGCTGACATCTAAGGTTAGGTTTTCTGCGGCGCCCTCAATAGTGGAACCGTTGCGCGCTACAGTGACGTTGTTAGTCGCCCACGCTGCGCCATCTACAATAGATACTATGTCTCCGGCAGAGGGAGTTGCGGGTAGGGTGATTGTAAACGCCCCGCCCGAACTGTCTGCGATGATGCCGTCGCCGGCAGATGCGGTGTAGGCAGACGTTTTAACAGAGTAGGTTATTCCGCCGCCACCGCCGCCAACTTCTTTGATTGTGCCGCCATCATTTATATAAAGTTTTTGGGCAGAAGTATCTACAGCCACTTCCCCACTCACGATGTTACTCGTGGTGGGGGTAGTAGTTCCGCGTTTTAACTTTATGGTTTGCGCCATAGATTAGTACGTTCCACCGTCAATGGTTGCAACTTCCAGATCGAACGAAATAGCGCCAGTCGAGCCGGTGCCAACGCCTGAAATACTGCCGTCAGTAGACGATACAGTAACAGCGGTAATGTCACCATCGTTGTTGGTGTATTCGCTGCTGATCGGGATATTGTAGTACGTAGACCCGTCGTTAGTGAACTCCCAGCGGTCGTTAGTCTCATTCCAGCGGAACAGGACGTTGGTGCTGGTGCCGCGCTCGACTTCAAGCCCAGAGTTTTCTGTTGGCGTTCCTGTTACGTTGTTGTTGAGGACAATAATGTTGTCATCAACAGTCAGCGTCTCGGTGTTAATCGTGGTAGTCGTACCATTAACCGTCAAGTCGCCAGTAACAGTTAGGTCGCCAGACGTAGTAATAGTCACATCTGTCGCATCACCAATTGTAGTGTTACTGCTTATTTCACCAAGGCGAGTCTGCAAGTTAGCAACGCTAACGTCTTCGTCTGTGATAGACACGCTAGCAAAACTGAGTGTGCCCGACCCGTTAGTGGTAAGAACTTGGTTAACCGTGCCATCAGTCGTTGGCAGCGTAAACGTGCTAACAAACGACTGTAGGTTGGCGTCGTAAGCGAGTACATCAGTGCCAATAGCCAGACCAAGCGATATGCGAGCCGTAGCACCAGACTCAGCGACCCAGTTAGTGCCGTTGCCGACGATAATGTTTCCGTCAGTAACGGATAGACCGGCGATGTCGGCGAGGCCGGCGTCGTAAGCGAGTACATCAGTGCCGATAGCCAAGCCAAGCGCAGTTCTAGCGCCAGACGCAGTTGTAGCGCCGGTACCGCCGTTACTAATGCCCAGCGCGCCAGTAACGTCTGTCGATAGGTCAACCTGCGCTACCGTGATCTGCTGCCCAGAAATGGAGATGTAGTCGTACGCGCCAGTCAGCGTAACGTCTGTGGAGTTATCGGTTCCAGCCGCGTCGATGTCAACGCCTACTTCAAGATCAAGTAGCTGTTGTATCTCGGCCTTGGTGATGCCGGTAGCCAGCACAGGCGTACCTGCGTCGTTTATAATAGCACCGCCGACAGCGAGAGGTGTGTTAACCCCAGATGGGCTACCAACGTAAAGAGTACCCGAACCAGCTGAATAAGCCAGTTCGCCCTGTGCCAAAGTAGATGGGGCGGCAGACCCAGTACTTCTTTTAATCTTGATTATTTGAGCCATTAGTAAGCCCCTCCGTCTAAGGTGTCAGAATCAGTAGTGCCTGTAGAAAATAAAACCCAATTAAACACATTTGAAGATATTTCCCTGTAAAAGTACATATCTTCGTTCACTGTATCGTACCATATATCACCTTCTCGGTACGTTCCACCACTAGGCGGTGTTGCTTGCCTGTAAAAAGTCTGTCTATTTATTTCTGCTATAAGCGGCTCATACAAAGTATTAGCTATTGTCTGAGACAGTATATCCGCAGGGATACCCAATGTGTCCTTAGCAGTAGCGGCGTCTGTATCGTCCAGCAATGTCTGCATAAACGAAGAAATACCGCGAATATCTGCCGTGTCTTGCTTGGGGTACCCCGCTGTAACAAGCAGTGCGCCGGTGTTTTGCTGAGACCGCAGAACAAACGCCAGAGGCTGTTGATACCCAGTAGCCGGAGGTGTGGCTGTAAGCCCGCCAGAAGCGTCCGGGTAAAGAATAGCGCCCTCTGTATAGGCGCTTGTATCGACGCCTTGGGTCGTGCCAAAGGACACGACAAGACCCAAGCTGCCTTGAGTTATGTTCGTTTCGGCAATGCCAATAGCTACGTCTAATGTGTTATTAGCTAAGTAGACTTCTTCCGCTTGTTCGCCGGGGTTGTATCCGCCATAGCGCACGGGTTGGCCTTTAGATATGTTTTCTAGCGCCTTAACCCGCAAATGTATCTGGTTAGCGTGGACCACATTAGAATAGTCTGTGAGCGTCTTGTTGGTAAACGTAATAACGTTGTCAGCAGTAACCTCGCCCGCGCTAATGGTTACTGTATTAACCGGCGCAACGACGCTAACAGTGTCTCGCGGAATTACAACATACTCAGAATCTACCGAAGAAACAGTCTGAGCAGACTCGTCTATAGTGACTAAAACACTATTATCCGTTGTAGAAACGACCCCGCTCATGCTACACCGTCACTTGGTCAACAAGAACAAAGGCGCCGGCGATCAGCGGAATGACGTCTCCTATAGTGTCGATTACTTCTAAGTCGTACTTGCACTTGTCGTAGGCAGGTGTGTCGGTGTCCGCGTCGCTTAAATAAAACGTGATCGTCCCTGCGGCGCCACCAAACGATAGCCCGCCGTTTTCAGTCGTTAACGTGTACACAAGCGTGCCAGTGCGCTTGTCGCGCACCTGCATGCGGCCTGTGTAGCCGGTTAAATTTAGCGGCGTAGAGTTATCTTCGTCAATCTTGGTTTCCTGTGCGTCAAGCCACACAGGGTCAGAATACCAAGTTATAGTGCGCCTAAGTGTAGACCCTTTGCGGACGCTAAAATTAAGCGTCGCGGGGGCAACTGTAATACCAGCAGCCATCGGCTATGCTCCTCGTTAGGGGGTGCCCCTGCGCCTTACTTTTTGCCCTTATGCACGCGACCGCCGCACATGTAGCCTTTTGGCTTGGCCTTCGTCTTAGGCTTAGCTTTAGCTAAGCACTTGCCCGCTTTCTTACATTTAGCGGGAGTTGGGCACCCTTTACATGGTTTAAAGGCCGCGACTTTGCCGCCAGCCTTGTATCCTTTCTTCATCATCGCTTGCCTCGCTTAGCGGTTTTGGCAGATTTTTTGAACGCCTTAGCAGTAGGCGCGCCTTTAGCTCCCGGCTTACGCATTTTTTCGCCGGAACCGGCCTTAATGCGCTTACGTTTAGCGTGGATATTTGCGTACAAACCTCGCTTAGCCATTAGCACTTCCACCTTTTTCTAGCTTGCCGTAACCGAGAATTAGGGTCTTTCGCCGCTTTGGGGTGGTCTTTCATCTGCCCTGCGGATCGCGCACAAAACGACTTCCGGCGTTTAGCGGCCTTACTACCGGCCTTAACCTTGCCGGTAACCGCTGTCTTCAACTTAGAGCCGGGGTTAGCCTTACGGTACGCGGCGACGCCTTTCTTCGTCATGCCTGCGCCCGCTTTGGTCTTGCGGTAGTTGCCGCCTTTCCCCGTAGTGCGCCGAATGGGTTTGTCCGCCATCGCGTGCCCCTTTGTACACTCAAACTTATGGGCGATTGTAACCCGTAACCGGGTGTTTATCCAAGGGTTAAGTCCACGCCCCCATATTAGCAGGTACAATACGCCGTTGTCCTTGCCGCATCAAGCGGTCATAGGCGCCGCCAAATATCTGATCTACATGAAGTGCCGCGTACTGGTGTGCATCCGCTATGTGCGAGTGGGAGTTTTTTTCTGGTTTAGGCTCAACTTCCCCGTTTTGCTTCACTTTATACCTATACCCGCTTCTCAGCGCCGTTATGAGCCGCTTACAGCTAGGGTCTATGAGGTGTCTAGGGCCAGTATCTAAAGCGCCACCCAAAAGGTTTTCTACAGCAGCAATGCGCGCCGTTACGGAGTTAGTTCTTGCAGGCACCGCTGTAAAACCTTCAGCTTTCAGCACATCAAATACGGACCGCTCGTCCGTCTGTGCACGCTGTGCGCCAGCGGGATCGCCTATAACTATAACAGGAAAACCGGGAAAATCGTTAGTCAAAAGTGGACGAAGCATCTCTCGACAAAACCGTAGTATCCCCATGCCATCTGAGGTAAGATCGGCCAGCGTCAAAAAACGCCCTCGCGAATCTTGCTGACTTATGGTACAAGCGGGCGTCAGTCCAAAGTCCATCCCTATAATTAGCGGGTAGTTCTCGTCCACCAGTGGCTTAATAGGCTCCTTCGCCACATGAAACTCCGAGTCGAAGCTCCTAAACACCGGTTTGCCCGCCAAACTCTTGCCAAACTTAGAGTGCACGTACACGTCCACCCAGTCCTCGTCGTTAGACTCGGCTAAGTTCTCGTAATACCCGTCGGGCAGGTACTGTAACCAGTCGGCGCCCTCACTCATCCCGCTGGGCTGAGTAAAAACCGCCGCATTGTCCGGTGGATCGGTAAAATACCGCTCCCAAAACGTATCTGCGTCCGGCGGGTTAGACATGCCCCACAACAACGCGTTACTACTCCCATCATCTTTGACACAACCGCCGTTATGCTTGCCCGGCGACGGCGGAACCAGCAACTTGTCGGGGTAACGGCCTAGACGACCTTGCATCGTAGAGAAAACATCGGGGTTTATCTCCCTAAATTCGTCAAAAATTGCGAAGCTGGCCTGTAGCGAGAGCAGTCGCCGCACGTCGTTGGAGTCGTCAAGCCCCCTAAACAACACTTCACACTCCACATCGTCGAATTTTAGGGTGTATTTCATCTCGGTCTTGGCTAAATTGCCCGCCAACCCGTCAGGAAACCACTTCAGAAAGTCCTGTATGGAGGTATCCCAGAGCATTTGGCGCGTGTTCCGCACCCAAACGGCCCTAGACCGCCGTATGCCGTCCCTAGACGGGTGCATTTGCTTCGCGTGGTACGCGATTTTCATAATCCCCGCGCTAGTTTTTGTACTTCCCACCGGCCCCAGCTGTAAAGAGATGAACTTCTCGGAGGTAAAAAACGGAAGCAAGCTCTTTGGCGGCGTAAAATCGACCTTCTCTATAGCTAGTCCCATAACCCCTCGCTGTCCACCTTCTCATAGTCCGCATCTATCGCAGGCAACTCCTGCTTTGCGGGTGCGTTCGCTGTGATTTGTATATTTTGGTCGGGGCTACCTAAGTTGATATTGAGAGAAAACCCTGAGCCTTGTTGCTCTTGGCTTGGTTTAGGCTCCAGATTGGCCCAGCGAACCAGCAGTTCCATCCCTTTTAGCACAGCCATCGGGGGTGTGTCTGGGTGGTTTACTAGTCGGTGCACGGTGGGGATACTTGCTTCCGCAGAAATGTGCGACTTCATCTGGAAGCTAACGCCGTCGTCTTCGATCTGTTTCTTTAGCTTCTTGACCTTGCGCTTAAACACAGGGTCTTTTGACAAATTGACGAAGTAATCTTCCGGCACGCCTAGTTGAGCCAAAAGCTCCCCTATCGGCAAGCGTGCTCCCGCCTCATTTCTGGCGACCTCTACCGCGACGGCCTCTATATCTAACTCACTCGTTATCAGCGGAGTCTTCATTCTTTGCCACCAGTCTAAATGCTTGGCCAATATACCGGTCGTAATCAGCCCATCGCAGGTATTCTAACGCAACCACCGGATGTACTCTACGCAGTGACGGTGTGTTTTTTGCCGGGCGAACATACACCATAATCTCGGTCATCATAAGCCCGCGTCTATGCAACGCATCCACACACTGCCGATATGCTGTTGAGTTTAAGAAGTTGCCTAAGTTTTTCTTGCAGCCTAGCTTCTTATGCAGCGTTACCAGATCAATCACATTGCCTCCTATAAATTCTATAACCCCAAAATTTTGACCGGAAAAATTTTACGCGCCGGTCGTTGGGAAATGAAATATATAAACCCAAAATTTATATGTCAATAAAAATGAGCCTTGCGATATACGGGGTACGTCTACTATCACACTGTGGGTGGACATGGACCCACCCCCCATGGTCTACTACAAACATGTTCAGGGCAGCCCGAACATACCCCCCCTCCCCCGACGGGGGCGGGACACTAACTAACTAACTAACAGAAGCGAGTGAATGTTATGATTACTTTAAATTTTGGCCCCACCATAGTAACCGCCGAGAACGCTGACTGCTTGAACGATGCATAAGTTGATGCGCTACGCGCAAGACGCAATTTGGTTTAGTGAAGACAAACAAGACGAGGCTATCGGATTCCTAAACGATACCCAACTGACGCGAATGCTGCGCGGCATATGCCGGGTAAAAGGTAAGCATTTCGTCGAGGCTGAACTCGAAACCTTGGAAGATTAACTCGCTCGGGGGCTTCGGCCCCCTTTTTTTTCTTACTATCACTTAACTACTATCACGCCGTTTGTTGCAGAGGCTCGCCGGCGTGCTATAGTCGGCCTGTGTCTAACAAGTTAGGCGCATAACTAACCCATAACCGAAAAGGTGAACAACATGAAAGCTATCGCAAAAGCAGTAAACAAGAAAACCGCAGTGAAGGATATGAATCCCGTCACGCAAGCCCTGCGAATCGCAGAGTCGCATGATGACAAGGCGCGCTCGCAGTATGTAGAGGCCGCGCGGATTATCGCAGAGGAGCGCGATCAATCCATTGCGCCGGCTGACGCGCATCCGCAATTGATGAAACGCGCGAAGGCGATTTGTGTTGCGGATGGTGTAGTATTCAAAAAGAATACTTGGGAAAAGCTAGGCCGGTTTCTTATTCTGGCTATGGCTGGCGATCTACCCGTCACTGTCAAACGTGCTACCAGTAAGGCCGATTCCGTGGTCACTCCCGCGCACGTCGCGCTGGACACCATTCCGGTCAACATGTTGAGCAAGGCCGCGCAGGAAATCAAGGCGCAATGGGCAGGCAAAAAGGCGCCGGATGTGCAAACCCGCGCGCCACGCGCCGCGACTCCCGCGCCCAAGACTAAGGCCGATGGCGACATCAAGGCCGCAGTCAAACACTGGTTAGCGCACGCGGCCGAGCGCCGATTGTTCGAGGCCGTGTTGACGGAACTGGGTTTTCACCTTGCGCCAAACAAGGCCGGCGCCACCATTGCGGTAGGCGATGGCGCGACCCAGACCAAAAAGGGTAGCGTAAAGACTGTCCGCGCTCACTAAGCCAACCCCAACCCAAGGCGCCGAAAGGCGCCTTTTTTTTCAAAATTACTATCACTACTACTATCACACGGTCGAGAGGCGCGCCGGTAGAGTTTCGCATAACGCATTATCTTTTTGCACTTTGCGACTGCGCGCGCGGCGTGGCTAGAGGCTTGCCGGTGTTACTATCACTACTACTATCAACCGGCGTAGAGGCGCGCCGAGCTAATCCGTTAGACAGTCGGCTAACACGTTAGCCAGTAGTTGCTGTAACTAGTTGTAGCGACTAGTTGCTGTAACTAGTTGTAGCGACTACCGGCGATTTTCTTGCACCGAACGAGTTATAAATAGGCCAACAACTAGTACAACTAGAATTTCGGAAAAAAGTTAGTAGGCACTATCGCGGAGATGGTTGGCAGAAAGCCAAATAAAAAAGAGTAGTTGTACTAGTTAGTTAAGTTAACTAAAACTAAAGCAAATTATTCTCGGCCCCCATTTTTTTATGCGCACAGCCTTTTCATTTTTCGACCCCCCACATTTTTTCCTCGACTTTTAGTTAACTTAACTAACTAGTTGGGAATACCAAGCAAATCAAGCACTTACCGCCGACCCCACTAGTTGTACTAGTTGTAACCGCATCCGCGCCCCCAATCCTTACTCCTAACAGGTTCAGTGTTGACATAGCATACAGCCTCTGTATACTGGAAACTGTGGGGAGGCTTATACTCACCACGGCGGCATCTGCCGCGTTTCATTAACCGGCTAACGCGTTAGCCAAACTGATAACTGTTAGGAGTGTCCAAGATGACTGATCCGATACTAAGCACCGCCAACCGGCTCGCCGAGCTTACCGCAGAGCGCGAGCGCGAAATGAAAAAGCTAATGACTTCCCTGTTTCTCCGCAACCTGTGGCCGCAAGCGTTTGACTGCGGCCCCGTGAAAGCGGGTTGGGGCGGCGGAATAGCGCACGATGTGGAGCTACACGGCCACAAGGTGCAGACATACCGAATTACCCGTGGCGATGGCGAGTCGCGCACGTTTGCTTATAGCCAAGTACCTAGCGAGTTAGGTGGAGGGCTTGGCGATGACTGATCCGATCCAGCGCGCAACCCTTCGCGATATGCGATATTACGTGCGCGACCGCAAACCGTTCGTGAACACGAACCACACCTGCTATGCGCAGTTTACCGAGCATGGCGACTATGTAGTGTATAGCTACGGCGCGCACTGGCCGCTGTTTATCTACCGCAACGGCGTCTGGTATGAGAACGAGGACAAGTACGGCGTAACCACTAGCCGGCATCACTCTGCGTGCCACCCGCTGTGCGAGACTGTCGGTATCCCTTGCAAACTGGCTATTGAGTTAGCCAAAGGCTCGCCGATTTCCGATGACGATATTTTGCGCGTGAGCGCACACGAGACGCTGAACGCTGTGTTCGGCCACTACTTTGATGGAGGCTCTACCCATGACTGATTCAACTGTAGCACCTGTACTTTCGTCGATTCGCAACCGAGCGGTAATTGTGAGTCTGGTATTCAACAAACCCAAGCTATCCGCGAAGGACGCCAAAGCGTCAACCGATGCGGCAATGGCTAACAACGCAGACGCATCTGTGCTCGACACAAACCGCAAGCTCTACCCCAAGCCGCTGATCGCGCCCATCCTCGCGGTGGAAGCCGAGGCGCGCAACTACCTGCGCGTGCGCAGTTCGATGGCGCTTGTTGACGGCGTGTTTATTGTCAACACTGGCCTGCTCATGGAGGTGCTCCCTGCTCTTAACGAGTTTGAGGTAAAGCGACAGCAGGCTGTGACTGTGTTCGCGCAAAACTGGTCTAACGTGTTAGCCAATGCACAAGCCAGCCAAGGTGGTCTGTATGACGCCACGCAGTACCCTGACGTGTCAGAGGTGGTGAGCCAGTTCCGCATGTCGATACGCACCTTGCCTGTCGGTGATCTTGGCGGTGGCCTGTTCGATGACATTGAGTCAGAGCTACGTGAGCAGGTGACTGAGCAGGTCGAGCAGACCACCAAGCACATCATGGCCGGCGCTGTGTCCGAGCCGTTGGAACGGCTGATTGAGTCTGTCATTAACATGTATGACAAGACCAGTCGCGACAATTCACGCGTGCACGACTCGCTGGTGCGGTCTCTCAAGGACGTGGCCGACCGTATGCCTGCGCTTAACGTGCTAGGGCTAACGCAGTTGAACGATCTGGCCGCGCATTGCTCGCGCACGTTCGACGTGCCTGTGGAGGCACTCAAGCGTAAGGACTCTGCCATCCGTGAGCAGACAGCCAACAACGCCAAAGAAGTGCTGGCCGCGTGTGGCGTTGACCCAACCCGTGCCCAAGGTGCAAGTACGCAGGAAATGCGTGAGCTTGCGGCAACGGCGGCTAGTGATATACTAGCTCAAATGGACGGCATGTTTTAGCCGTCTTTGTGTAACCGTGTGTAGCTTTGCTACACACGTTCTATTGTGTTTGTACTTAACTTATTAGGAGTAATACCTATGCGTATTGGTGATATGTCTTCAACAATCCAAACCCTCTACACTAACCCGACCACGCGCAAGCGGTCCCTGTTCTTTGTCGGCAAGTCCGGCGTAGGCAAATCCGCTGGCGTGCACCAAGCGGCTAACGCGTTAGCCAAGTCCGTTGACAACTGGCAAGGTGTGATCGACCTTCGGCTTAACATGTTCAACGCAACTGACATGTCTGGCCTGCCCGCGCCAGACCTTGAACAGCAGATTGTGCGCTGGCTCCGCAACGAGTGGTGGCCAACTGCTCAGGACTCAAGCGGCATCCTGTTCCTTGACGAGCTTACGTCTGCGCCCAACAGCGTGATGGCTAGTGCGTATCAGATTGCGCTCGACCGTGCGCTTGGCCAGCACCAACTGCCCGAAGGCTGGATGGTCATAGCCGCAGGTAACCGCACGTCTGATCGCGGCGTAGTCAATGCCGTCCCTTCCCCACTGCTCAACAGGTTTACGGAAATCGAGATCAACGAGCACATTGATGACACGCTCGACTACTTCGCTGTCTGTAACCGCCGGCCAGAGGTTATGGCCTTTCTCAAGCAACGGGCTGACTACTTGCACCAGTTCAACAAGGACTATTACGGCAAGCAGTTCCCGACCCCTCGCGGCTGGTTCTATACCAGTGACTTGTTAGACAGTGACTTTCCACCTGTGACCCGTGCCGAGCTTATCAAGGGCACCATCGGTGACAAAGCCGCTACTGACTTTGAGCAGTTCCTGCGCGTGTTTGAGCGTATGCCCGACATTGACGGCATACTATCAGGCAAGTCTGTGCCTGTGCCTGCCGAGTTAGACATACGGTACTGCCTTGTCATGGGCTTGGCGGCGCGCGTCACCAAGAAAAATATCCACCACGCCATTGCTTACCTTGACAAACTGCCCAAGGAATTGGAGACCTTGTGCGTCAAGCTGGCGTACCAGCGTGACCCCATGCTGATCCAAGCACCCGTGTTCGCCGACTGGTTCACTGCTAACCAAGAGGTGTTCAAGCGATGATTGTCTACCGCGTAACATGCGGTGGGCGATCCATCTGGGCGACCAGCAAGGAACGGGCTAACGAGTTAGCCAAAACTCTGTGGGAGTTTGAGACTGACGGCGTGCCGTTTGTTGACTCCCTCGACCTTGCCGGCGCTGACGATGTTGTTGACCAACTTAACTTACTAACTGGAGGTGTCTATGACGATCCTATCCCCGCAGACCAGCTATGACCTTGACGCGCTAGAATCGCGCGTTGACATGCTGTCCGCACGTATGACCCTGCGCGAGCCGTTTATCGCTAGCGTGTATACAGCAATGACCCGCAAGTACGGTGTAGACGGTACTGCGTCAACTGACGGCAAGAATCTGTACTTCGGTGCCAGCTTCTGTGAGCCGCTTACCGATGACGAGCTTATGTTCGTGTGCTTGCACGAGGCTTTGCACGCCGTGTTTATGCACATGTTCCGGCTTGACGAACGTAACCCTCGGCTGTGGAACATCGCTTGTGACGCTGTTATCAATTACATGTTACGAGTAAAGGGCTACACTATGCCAGCTGGCGGCGTGTTGCTCGACTGGGTTAACGACTCCCACGATGCCGAGTCCGTGTATCGCAAGCTATGCGATGAAGATGACGGTGGCGATGACGGTGGCGATGACGGTGACGGTGACGGTGACTCCGGCTCTACTGACCCGTCTGGCGGCTCTATGCCTAGTGCCGAGACCGGCGGCGGCGGTTGGGATGGTCACGGTGATATGGCTCCAGCACCCAATGCGGCTGACGAGTTAGACGTTAAGGCTACTATTCTGACTGCCGCACGTATGGCCAAAGCCGCTGGCGACCAGTCTGCGCTTATCGACCGTCTGCTTGAGGGCGAGCTTGACCCCGTTGTTAAGTGGGATGATGTGCTCCGACCCGTTATGACTTCGATAGCGCACGATGACTACAGCTACGCGCGACCCGAGCGCAAGTATGCGGCATACAATCTCATGCTACCGTCCCTGCATAGCGAGGGCTTAGGCTGGCTTGTTGTCGGCTTCGACACGTCCGGCTCTATGTCTGACGAGCTATGTAAACAGACCGCCGTTGAGATCAACGCCATTGTCGAGGACTGCAATCCTGACGGCGTTATCGTTGTGTACTGCGACACGCATGTACAGCATGTTGAACGGTTTGAGCGCGGCGAGACCGTTGAGTTGCACCCGCGTGGCGGCGGTGGCACCCGCGTCAAACCCGTGTTCGACCACATTGACGATGAGCTTGCTGACGAGCGCATCGCCGCACTTGTGTACTTTACTGACCTGTACACACCCGACCTCGACGAGCTACACGCTCCCGAGTACCCCGTCATCTGGGCCGTGCATAGCAACAGCCACGCTACTGTGCCCTTCGGTGACATTACTGACGTTGTATTTAACTAACTAGGAGTAACAACTATGACTACTGTACGAATCACTGACTCTCTGCGCCACGACCTTACTGTTCGCTTGCGCAACCAATTCCGACCCGCTTGCCAGAAAGCCATCGACGAGGCTGAAGACGCGACTCTCGGCTTGCTCAAGCAAAACAAAGCCGCACTGAGCGCGATGCTAGTCGCGCCTTGGGGCGAGCACGCGCACTTGCGCGATCTTGTTCCTACCAGCTGGTGCAGGAAACCATCCGGTCAAGTAGGCATCAACGTGTTAGTGCCCGACCCCGACGAGGAAGCGGTGCGCAAAGCTATAGCTAACTTGTCAGACGTTGACGAGCCATCTACTATCAACATGGCCGGGTTCTCGTGGACGCCAAACAGCGACCAAGAGGCTAACGCGTTAGACGCCCCTGCCGCGCCTATTGACCTAGCTGAAATGGAACACGACACGACTTTAAATCCTGTCAGACTTGCGACGCTGGCTGATATGGTGCACATGCTAGGCATAACCGAGAACGATTGCGTTTTGCCACCTGACACCCACAATAGCTATTATTGCTACCACATCCGCGCGTGCGACCTGTGCCCCGATCAGAACAGCCTACTCGCGTATTTAGCCACCTTGTATGAGGTAGGCGACTTACGTGCCAAAGCCCAGACCGCTGAGAGCGGCCTGATGAAAGTGCTTAAAAACGTGCCAAGCGTCAACCGGCTACTGAAAGAGTACCCGCAGTTTGAGCCTGTTATCCCCGATAATATCTTGCGTAAGGTGCGCGAGAAAGTGACGCGTGGCCCTCGCAAACCCGCCGAGCAAGATAATTACGAGGCGATCAACTCTGACGAAATCGCGGCGTTGCAGACTGCCGCTACCTTGTCGGGGCTTAACTAAATGCTACCGACTACGCTGATAGGAGAAACGTGGTCGGAGGCGTTCCGCGATATATGGATGGTCGAGTCTTACAACTTGTTTGGGGTAGTGTTGCCAATGAATTATTTACGGTTCAACAGCGACACGTTTATCGGTGAAATCGGGCACAAAGTGCCCGATGAATCCGCGCCCCTACAGAGTGCTGACGGCGAGGCCATCCGTCTATTTACTGTGTCCTATATGTACTTTGGAGTAATGGACGATGACAAACACTGATAAACAGGTAACAGCTAGGCTCAAACGCATTGAGTCTAGGCTGTGCCACGGGTTCGCAAAAATGGGCATTGATGTGACGGTGCCTATAAATAAAGATCGCGTTGCTATTGACGTAGACCCGCAACGGGATGTAATAATAGTCAATTCACTTAGCGTGACTTTGAGTGAATTGTTCTCCGCAGTGCGTTCCTCTGTTTATTCAGCGGACGAGTGCGTAGAGCTTGATGTGATGTACGGCGGCGAGACCGTCTGTGTTCTTGTAACTAGTGAGGCATTTACTGATGACGTATAAAATAGAGTCAAATGTACCCGTCCCTGCGACAAGCAGAGGGCGCACCCCCAAGTACCCGTTTGCGGACATGCAAATCGGGGACTCCTTCTTTGTCGCTAAAAACATCGACGAGCCTATGGATAGGGTTCGTAACCGCATGTTGGGAGCGTGCATGTGGGCCAAGCGTAAGCTGGACGGCGACCGCCGGTTCATCGTCCGCGCTGACACTCAAGGCGAGTATGACAACCACGCCGAGGGCGTGCGTATCTGGCGCGTGGAGTAACCTATGACCGAAACGAGGACAGTTTTAGGGAAACGTCCCGTTCAGCTTAGGATGCGCAGGCTTTCGCCGTCCGCAACTTTACCTGATGAGGTAGTAGACTTTTCGCGAGGGCTGACCCTTTGTGCAGACTTAGGGCACCCCTTGCGTTTATCTCCTACGCAGACCGAGTTAGTCACAACAGGTTTGTCGGTAGTCATCCCTACGGGCTATTCCGGCATGATCCTGTCCCGCAAGGGGCTATCTCAGAAACATTCGGTATCAGTTTTGGATGCGCCCACGCTGATAAGCCCCACCTTTACGGGTGAGGTGCGCGTAGTCCTACATAACCACGGACGAAAACCGTTTACCGTGTATCACGGTGCAGAAATCGCACAGCTTTTGGTAGTGCCGATCCCAGAAATCAACTTATTTTTAGAGGACGATTATCATGTACACGACCCAGATATGCAGTAAGTGCAAAGATGAGTGCGGCGTTATCTATGAGATAGACGCGGAGCCGTACGAGTTTTGGGGAGAGAAAGGTGTTCACAAGTTTGAATACCAGTTCAGCGATTGTTGTCGAGCAGAGCTTGAGGAGTTAATCACGCTTGAGGAAGGCGACAGTGGATACGGCGAGGACGCCGCATGAAAGACTTTGCGCCAGTTCCTCAAGAACGGCTAGAAGCCTTTATTGCTAACAAGTTTGACTGGAAGTCGCTGTCATCGGACGACCAAAAAGCAATGGCATTTGAGCTATTGCGCGCGCGGTACTTGTTGCAAAAGCATCTTGAGTTTATGGACAAAATGCTGTTAGACGGCTACTACTCTGACTGGGCGAAGCGTATTCCCCGAGGGGGTGGGCCTTATGGGTGACTGGCAGGTAACGCGGGACGAGCAACAGCATATTGTCGCAGTGCTCCATTGCGCCGAGGCGATAGCCAAGGATTACCGAGAGCCGGTTTTTGTGTTGAGTAACTTAACTTATGTGCGCGAAAGCCGCTTGCGGGAGCACGACAGACCGCTAGTGGTTGAGCGCATTGACCCTTACTTGTATTAAGGAGAATAACAGTGATTAAGAAAGAAAAAGAAATACCCTTGCGGCTAGACCGGCTGGTTAGGTCGGCTACCGCAGGCAACGCGGGGGAGGCGTACTGCGCCTACATTATTGACTGCATGAGCGAGGTGGCTGATCTCAGCGACTGGCCCATAGCTGACATCGACGCTATCTGGGCAGAGGCGGCTAAGTCTGATCTTACAGTGCAGAAGTTTGCCGAAATGAAAATGGCGCAACTCATAGGGGCAGGCAAATGAATTGGGACAAAGTTTACGAAAAACTCCGCGATATATTGGGGCACGAAGGCGTAGCGGCCTTGTTCCTGTTATGCGCGCTTATCTCTATCTACTCTATCGTGGAGGGCTAGCGCTTGATCGCTGACTTCGCCACGATTGATTACGAGACGTACTACGACCGCGACTTTTCTCTTAGCAAACTGACAACAGATGAGTACTGTATGTCTAGCCAGTTTGAGGTTGTAGGCGTCTCCGTCAAACCCAGTTTATCCAAAGAACCTATCTGGTTTAGCGGCTCCTTTACAGACACCCTGCACTTTTTGCGGGACGTCATCGACTGGCCGTCCACCGCTGTCTGCGCACACAACGCGCACTTCGACGGCTTCATCACTACTCAGCTTTTTGATCTAAAGCCTAAGCTGTGGGTGGACACCGTACCTTTATCTCGCATGGCCTTTCCTTGGCTAGCGCGTCACTCCCTTGCAAAAGTAGCCGAGCACATGGGGCTTGGGCAGAAAGGCACCGAGGTGGAGACCGCTATGGGCTTGCGTAGGGCCGACTTTACAGAAACGGGGCTGGCTCGTTACGCAGAATACTGCTGCAACGACGTAGCGCTTTGTAGCCTCATTGCTTCTAAGTTGTTAGAGACAACACCTGCTCTTGAGCTATATCTAATTGACATGACTACGCGGATGTTTACTGAGCCAACCCTAGTGGGGGACGCCAACCGCTTGCTCAACTATCATAACAGCGTGCTCGACGACAAAGACGCGCTGTTAGAGCGTGCGCAAATTGGTCGCGACGAGCTAATGTCCAACCCCAAGTTTGCAGAAGCACTACGCAACTTAGGCGTAATCCCACCCATGAAAATATCCGCGCGGACGGGCAAAGAGACCTACGCCTTCGCAAAAAGCGACCGCGACCTGACTGACCTTTTAGACCACTCCAACCCAGACGTGCAGTCTCTTGTAGCGGCGCGGCTTGGTGTCAAATCGACGATCAACGAAACCCGCGCGCTACGTTTGATGGAAGCGGCAAGGCGTGGCCCGTTGCCTGTGCACTTAAACCATTGGGGCGCCAAAACTACAGGCCGATTGTCCGGCGGCAACAAAATGAATTGGCAGAACATTCCTGCTCGCGGAACAGGGGCAGAGATACGTAAGTGTGTAGGTGCTCCTCCGGGAAGTTCAGTCGTTGTTGGCGACTCTAGTAATATTGAGTTACGAGTAGTGATGTCATTGGCTGGACAAACAGACGTGGTAGACAAAATACGCTCGGGCGTAGACTTGTACTGCGACTTCGCATCTGAAATGTATAACCGCAAGATCGTTAAAGACGATAAAAAAGAGCGCATGGTGGGCAAAGTAGCCATGCTTTCTCTCCAGTATGGCGCTGGAGCGGCCCGTTTTAAAGAAATGGTGCGGGTGATGGCGGGGCAAGTTATCTCAGAGGCCGAAGCAGAGCGCATTGTTTGGTTGTATCGCTCGCGGCACGACAAGGTAGTTGCGTTGTGGAGGCACTGCAATGACGTGATTTTGCCTGCAATTCAGCGCAGAGATGTGTTACAGTCAGTTGATGTAAACGGTTGGTTTTTGACGACTCATAACGGGTTCTCAATGCCAAACTCGGTGGGGGTTGTGTACCACGACCTGCATCGTGATGCCACGGGTGATTGGCAGTATTGGTCTGCGGGTAAGAAGCAGAAGATTTACGGTGGAAAAGTGGTTGAAAACATCTCGCAACACGCCGCGCGGCACATTGTCATGTGGCAAACTGCGCGCATAGACAGGAGGTTTCCTGTGGCTCTCAGTGTACACGACGAAGCTGTTTGTGTGGTCACTGATGCGCGCGCGGACGAGTGCAAAGAATGGATGCAATGTTGTCTCCGAGAAGCTCCGCCGTGGTGTAGGGGGTCGATACCCCTAGATTGTGAGGTAGAAGTTGGCAGAACGTATGGAGACGCTAAGTGACACGCATCCACATAAACCAACACGTTATACGCAGGAACATGAAGGTCAAAGATGGCCCCCATGAACCGCCTATAACAGTGAAGGAAGGTAAAAAGAACACGTATTGTTATGCTGTGGAAGTGCTCGGTGATTCTAAAGTGGTTTACTCCCCAGACAAACCGTTGTCTTGTGGGGCGAAAGTGTGGATTGAAACCGACTCTCCGGTAGTTCTCACAACGGAGGCAATGTATGACCAGCGCTAGGAAGCCTTATGTCGAAGTTCCCAATGTCTTACAGCAGGTTGAGCACGTTTGAAAATTGTCCGCAACAGTTCGACTACTTATACGTAACAAAGAATGTACAAGTAGTAGAATCAGAGGCGATGGCCTACGGCACTAGAGTGCACGAGGCGCTAGAAATGTATGCAAAGTCGCGAGACGAAAAGTATTTAACTCGCGAGACAAGAAAATGGAAAAGCCTGATAGACAGGCTACTAGAAAAGAAAGGTACGCATCTGTATGAGTACCAAATGGCTGTAACCCCAGAGTTAGAGCCGTGTGATTGGATGGCAAAAGACGTATGGCTACGTGGTATAGCTGACGTGTTAGTAGTTGATGGAGATACAGCGTATTGTTTGGACTGGAAAACAGGCAAGGTGCGAGACAATCCTACGCAGTTGCAGTTGTTTGCCTGTATGGTGTTCTTGCACTTTCCCGAGGTGCAGACGGTCAAGACAGCCTTCGTGTGGCTCAAGTTCGACCAAGTAACCGACATGATTTACAAACGGTCTATGTTTGACCCCATGTGGCGCAACCTGATGCAAAGGTTCGACTACGCGCAGGAGACCATAGACTTAGGGGTGTTTGAGGCAAAGCCGAGCGGTTTGTGCCGGTGGTGCGCGGCGCGGGACATTTGCCCTTACGGGAGATAGCGTGAAGAACGAAAAAGATGTGAAAGCCGAGGTCAAAAAAATACTAACCGAGTTCGGTGCGTGGTGGTATATGCCGGTACAAACAGGTTACGGAGTAAAAGGAATACCTGACTTTGTTGCGTGTATAAACGGTAAGTTCGTCGGTGTTGAGACCAAGTTTGGAGCTAACAAAGAGTCGGCTTGGCAGAAAAAACAAGGCAACAGCATCCGCGAAGCGCAGGGGCTGTACTTTGTTATCAACGAAAAGAACCTTGACGCTCTACGCCTTTCGCTGGCTGTAATAAAAGGACTCGCGGACGTATGACCGCTATAGTTGTGCCCAACAGAGAAAAGATCGTGCTCCCCAAGTCCGGCAACGAAGGGTTGCTAGAGGTAGTGCCGCACGCCAAAGTCTTTCAGCTGAAGAACGTCGAGTACATTGCTTTGAATCATGGCGTCGAGGAAACTCATGTACTCAGGAACATGGGCATCAAAAACGTGCCCGCGCCTATCTTAAATTACTACGACTGGCCTGCTCGATTCTCCGCGATGGAACATCAGCGCCAAACTGCCGCTTTCTTAGTAGCAAACAGGCGTGGTTTATGTCTCAACGCGCCGGGCACGGGCAAGACTATTAGTACGCTGTGGGCGGCAGACTATTTACTAACCACTAATGTTATTAAAAAAGTGCTTATTATATCTCCATTGTCTACGCTCAAACCTGTGTGGGGTAAGGAGATCATGCAACATTTGCCGCACCGCAGCTTTGAAATACTAACGGGCACAAGGAAGAAGCGCGAACAGTTGTTGGAGAAGAAGGGCGTCGAGTTCTTTATCATCAACCACGATGGCTTTACGACGATGCCGGATAACTTCAGGGACTTTGACCTTGTGGTGTACGACGAGGCTACCGCGCTCAAGACACCTAGCTCTCGCCGTTTCAAGACGTTTGCAAACTACGTGAACGAGGTGTCGCCTTGGCTATGGTTGCTGACCGGCACGCCAATCGCGCAATCTCCTGTGGACGCGTGGGCTTTGGCTAAACTTGTCAACAGCAAGTCCCTGCCCCGCAGTTTTACTGCGTTCAAAGACTTGACCATGCAGAAGGTGTCTCAGTTTAAGTGGATACCAAGGCCCGAAGCGCTAAACGTGTGTAAGGCAGTTTTACAGCCGTCGATACGGTTCGATCTAGCCGAGTGCAAAGATTTGCCTGATACGGTGTACGTACCCCGCGAATGTGCCTTGACTAAGGTGCAGGCAGAGGCGTATAAAGAGCTACAGGAAGAAGCCTGTATTGCAGGAGCCGACATATCGGCGGCTAACGCGGCGGTGCTTTTTCAGAAGCTACTCCAAGTGTGTTGTGGTGTGGCTTACAACTCTGATGGTGAGAACGTGGAGTTCGACGACTCCAGCCGTATCGCTATGTTAGAGGACATTATCGCGGAGGTCGGAGACAAGTGCATTGTCTTTGTTCCGTTGCGCGGCGTACAACAACGGTTGTACAAGCTACTACAACAAAAGAAGTTAGATGTAGCTATGGTTAATGGTGATGTAAAGAAGTCTGAACGTGATGATATTTTTTATAAGTTTCAGCACACAGACAACATACAAATACTCTTGGCTCACCCCAAGGTGGCGGCTCATGGCCTGACCCTTACGAAAGCGAGCAGTATTATATGGTACGCTCCTATATACTCGTTGGAGATGTACGAACAGGCTAACGCCAGAATACGGCGATTAGATACAGAAGGTAAAACTGTTGTTTACCATCTGGGTGCTACTAATTTTGAGTTTGAGTTATATAACCGGCTCAAAAATAAACAGAAAGTCTTGACTGACTTTCTTAGTATGGTGCGTGGTGTTAATGATTAGGAGATAGTGATATGGACTTTGAAAAAGCCATCGACAAATACCTGACCTTACGCAAAGAGTGCGACGAGATAAATCGCAACGCGAAGGTCGAAGTGGGTAAACGCAAAGAAGTTATGAAAAAGCTGGAGGCGTGGATTTCGCTGAAGGCTGACGAGGCGGGACTCAAGACGATCCCGACACAGCTGGGGACGGGGTACTGGTCTACCCACCATACGTGCACCCTAGCTGAACCCGAGAGTTTCTTTCAGTATATCAAAAGCGAAGACGCTTGGGATTTGCTGGAGAAGCGCGCCAGTAAAACGGCGGTGAAGGCGTTTATAGAGGAGGAAGGTGCACCACCTCCCGGCGTCAATTTTAGTAGTTACATGGTTTTTAACGTACGTGAACAACGGAGTAAGTGATATGACTAGTCCCATGCAAGTACCAGACCACATTGCCGCGCGCATGGCCGCGCGTCGAGATAGTGGCACTCGTTCGTCCATTCTGGATGCAGTAGTAACGGAATCGGGCGCGTCTCTCCCCCGCATCTCTATTAAAGCCGCGAAGTATCGGCTGGTCGAGGCCGGTGTAGAGACTCCTGTAGGCAACACCTTAGACGTAGTGATTGTGGGAATTAACCCCAACACTAGTAAGGTTTTTTACTCTCAAGCCTATGACGGCACCGAGCAACGCCCATCGTGTTCTAGCGATGACGGCGTTAGACCCAACGCGGGAGTCCCTGATCCAGTATCAGACTCCTGCGCCCTGTGTCCTAATAACGTGTTAGGAAGTAAGGTCAATCCGTCTGGCGCCAAAAGCAAGCTGTGTTCTGACCAGCGGCATTTGGCTGTTGTCCCTGCGGCTGACCCCAAGAAGGTCTACCAGTTGACGCTATCTGTGTCGGCGATGAAGCCTTTGCGGGAGTACTTCAAGCACTTGCAGAACTACGGGGCGGTGCCAGAAGAAGTCGTGACCGAGCTAGGGTTTGACGATAACGCCAGCTTCCCGCTCGTTACCTTCAAAATGAAGAACTTTCTGCCGGAAAAGGCGTTGCCTACCATTGATTCGATCACTCAGAGCGACGATGTGAAGGCCGCAGTACGGCTGATCCCCCCACCCAACGCGCCTGCACCGGCCATACCCTCGCCGGATACGGGTGCTCCCAAGATTGGCGCTCCTCCCGCAGAACCTGCGGAGATTGTGGTGCCGATCTCCGCAGAACCTGCGGAGGTCGTGGTGCCGATTACGCCAGAGCCAGAACCCAAGCCCGAACCTGCGCCAGAGCCAGAGGCGAAGAAACAGGAAGCGGCACCGGAGAGCTTGTCTGAATTAGAGGACGCATTGGACAGCTTATTTGATTAGGCTCTATACTGACCCCCCGTACGCGTACCGTGCGGGGGAGCACAAGTATTGTGGGGGCGTATGTTAACGTGTGATTTTTTCAGCACCGTCTTGCCCGAAGAAGGTACTTACGTACTTTTCGTGCAGAAGCCAGACGGTAAAGGATGGAACGAAAACCATAATTCTATTGAATCTCTAACTGACGCCGCGCTAGGCTACGACAAAACAGATGCCACTGTTTATTTCGCGCTAGGCACGTTTGTTGACAACGTAGAAGAAGATGGGACTGGACGGCTACGCGCGAGGCGCAAAGCCGTGTTTGCAGACAAATTCAAAACTCTCGCCGTCGATATTGACGTAGGGGGTAAGTACGAAGACGCACGCGAGGCGGCAAAAGATTTGTTGCGCGCGTGCGCAGAAGTAGATTTACCTAAGCCTTTGTTCGTTAAGTCGGGCAAGGGTGTACACGCCTATTGGCCAATGACTAGCGCTATATCGGCAAGGCATTGGGAGCTTATGGCGCGAATGTTGCGTGCCGCATTAGCGGCTTGCGCTGTGGACTTTGATACGTCAAAGATTCACGACCCTGCGATGGTGTTGCGTCCTGTGGGAACGCGACACAAGAAAGACCCGACAAACTGGCTAGAGGTAACAGCCGCAAAGCCTATCGACTTGATAGACCCGCGCACCCTAGCCACCGCGCTAAAGCCTTACAAGGACTTAGCTAATACTACGCCGTTACAGCGCAAAGAGCGCCGGTCGTCCGTATTAGACGCGTTTAATGAAGGCAATCGTACACCTGTGGTGTTGGAATCGCTAAAGGGTTGCGTGCAAATCAGCGCGTTGCTGGAGTCGCAGGGTGCTAAGGACGCGCTTGGTAACACTCCACAAGAGCCTATGTGGAGAGCTAGTCTCGGAATCGCAAAGTATGCGGAGGACGTAGACGCGGCGATCATCGCCTTGGCTGGAGGGCACGAGGATTTTGACTTCGCAGACAGCAAGCGCAAGCTAGAAGGGTGGCAAGGAACGGGGCCGACGACGTGTCAGAAGTTTGACGAGCTTTGCCCTAACGTGTGTGCAGTATGCCCCCACTTTGGAAAGATCAAGTCCCCGGCAGTGCTTACGCAAGGACACACTGAGCTAGTATCCGAAGACCCCAAGACCGGCGCGACTGTCGCAACCGAGCTACCTTTCGGGTATCACATAAAAGACAACCACTTGTACTTTCGCCCCAAGGACTCCAATGAAGACACGTTCGTTGCGCCTTACGCGCTGTGGGTAGTTGGGCGCGTTGCCGATGTAGAGGAGAGCCAGCAGAAAGCTAAGGTTGCAGTAAACCTTCCCATCGAAGGCACAAAGGTGGTAGATGTAGACGTGACGGCTATAGCAGACGGGGGCCAGACTCTTAGCAAGGCGCTGTCGCTAAAACAAATTTATGTTAGCGGGGACACTACGAGGCTAAAAAGTTATCTAATGACATACCTAAGAGAATTGCAGAAAGCCAGCAGTATCGACCATTTCTACCGGCACTTTGGGTGGCAGAAAGATGGTTCGTTCTTGTCTGGACGCGGTGTACACGGCAGGGACGATGTTGACCATATCCATTTGGAAGGCGCGGCGTCTGAGTTCCAAGAGTTCCTTGCCCCTACGGGCGATGTATCGAAGTGGGTGAAAGCGACTAAGCTGTTTGCGCACAAAGAGTTAAAGTACCACGGCGGCTATTTCCTGATGATGCTAGGCGCTCCGTTGCAGGCGGGGTCTAACATTGCAGGTATGTTTGTGAACGCGTACTCGCGCGACTCAGGTTCGGGCAAAACGCTCACGGCTCGGTTCGGGCTGAGTGCGTGGGGCAAGCCGTCAAAACTTATCCGCACAGTCAACGATACGGATAACTCGTTATACAAATCGTTCGGTATCACCAGCAGTTTCGGCGCCTACATTGACGAGTACACGACCGTGGACGTAGAGCGTGGGCGCAGGCAAATCTTTACGTGGCAAGAAGGTAGAGAGCGCACTCGTCTGTCGCGATCCGCAGATGGTTTTAGAGAACAGGCGTACTGGAACATGCCTATCTTCGCATCATCTAACCGGGACATCCACGAGATGCTCAATATGCGTATCTCGTCAGAAGCAGAGCAGTTGCGCGTCTTGCAGTTGCCGTTTCCGCGCACAAAAATCTTTGAGGACAACGCGGATTTTGGCTACCGCCTCACAGGACTGCTAGAGGATAACTACGGGCTAATCGGCCCAATGCTCGTCGATGAAATCATCAAACGCGGCGGTGCAAAAGAAATATATGAGCGGGCGTACATTCGCTTCGCTGACAAATACCAATTCAAGTTCCTTGGGCAAGAGCGGTTTATAAACTCCGTGATCGTGTGCGCGGACGCTATAGGCGAGATTGCCACAGACTTAGGACTCATTGAGTTCGACTACAAGAAAGCTGTCGATAACGTGCTACATGCAGTTAGACGCCAGCGCGAGACGATGCGTGAAACCAAGCTAGACAGCCTCGACGTTGTGTTCCAGTTCTTGACTGAGAACGCAGATAAGATCGTGCACTGGCGAGAGGATCACGATGGCGGTGGAGCAACCAGAGCTTACGCTTTGCCTGCGCCTAAAGTAGCGGTCGCAAGAACCGAATACGCGTATGACAAAGACGGCAAGCTGATCGGCGGGGGGCTGTACATAAACAGAACCACCTTCCGAAACTGGTGTGCCCTTAATGGAGCGGAGTATCGTTCCGCAAGAGAGGGGTTAGAAGATATGGGCATTGGCGTGAGCGAGCCGCGAAAGACTTTGTTCAAGGGCGTAAGCGGAGCCGCATCGTCTGGTCAAACTTACTGCGTAGCGATAGAGGTGCAGTCGCACCCACGTCTAATTGAAGCGGCTGAAAGCACGCAACCGGGGGCGATTAGTTGTAAACCAAGGCTCGCGGTGGTGTGAGTATGGGTGCTGAGTCCGATGCACCGATGTACAAAGGTGTTTTTCCCTTTTCAAAAATCGGGTTAGTCCAGAATGCACTCCTAAAGCTGACCTAGCCCCATCAGTGGACGAAGCGGGGCTTTACGCCATACGAGCGTTGCGGGTACGTTTGAAGCTACGGTTTTTCTTGCGACTCGTAACTTGAAGGTTACTGCGGTTATTACTTCCGCCTTTGGCTAGAGGCTTCTTATGGTTAACATCTTTGCCGTCGCCCTTGCGAACCTTGCCAGCTTTTTCCATTTGGCGGCGCGCGCTGTTGCGCTTGGCACGCTTTTTCTTTTGTTCGCTTTTGCCATGATAATTTGCGTATTCGCTCTTGTAGTTACGGGGCATGTTGATTCCTTAATCAATAATACCTAGCTCTGCGTTTAGCGCCTCTATCTGCCGCTGATTCAACTCTAGCATCTCGCGGTAAATGGCGTCTACGTTCGGGTTACCCCTACGTAGTTCGGAGCGAAGTGCCGCAGACCGAGCGCGCCCGTACTCTCTGCGCAGGGTTCTAATCTCCTGCGTTTGCTTGTACTGCTGTTCGGGCATATTTACTTGGCGCACGTTGACGCCGAGCAAGCGGCTCATCTCTACCCACGCGTTAGGCTCAGAGCCTAACGGCCCCAGCTGTTCGCTACTCAGTACTCCTAACTTGTCAGCTGTTCGCCTGCCACTTGCGATAAATTGCGGCAGCATGTCGTTGCCCACATACACAAACTTCTTCCAGAAGTTTTCTGCGGCGGTGTCTGTGACGCCTGCGATCTCTTGTCCTCGGAACGGGTCGTAGTTATTGAGCGCATTAAAAAGCGTGTACAGTGGGCCAGCTGGCGCTAGCGTCTGCGGGACGCCCGTGTTCGCAAGGTTGAGCACATCAGCCAGTGGGATCATACGACCGACGCCGAAGTACACTGGGTTGTCCTCGTCTCCAAACGGCATACGAATGTAGGAAGGCACGCCCGGCACGCCCCAGATGTTGTGTTGCATGTAATCATCTAGGAGTAGTCGGCCTTCTTCTTCGTCGTCGTCTCCAGCCATAGATGTGAACACGCTGTTCAGTACGTGTACGGCTCCTAACGTCGCGGCAGCTTTCCACGGCTTTGTAAGCATCAACTTAGACAGCAGAGGGATCATGCGGTACGGCCACGCCACAAACGGCAGTACTGAGTTTCGTGCGGCGACGATCCACGGGGCGGTAATCGCGTAGTCTACAAAGGCTTCCTTGGCGAACCGCGCGGATTCATCTTTATCAGCGGCGTCGATATTGCCTTTGCGCTCTCTGATTTGTTGGATGCGCGTCATGTACGCCGCGAGTCGGAATACGTTATCTTGGTTGCTGTAAATATCGGCAAGTGCCGCGTCGCCCTTTCTGATGCCGGCGGCTAGTGCGTCGCGGCCAACGGCCAGTTTAGCGAAAGTGCCTTCCATCTCCGTAAGCACCGCCACTAGGTTGCGGATGCCGCCGTCTTTGCCTTTGTAGTTTTTGCCGAGTGCGTCTAAAGACGTCTGCGCGTCTCTGCTCACTTCGGCTACGTTAAACGCACCGAGCGTAGCGCCGGACGTCATAAACTCCTCGTACAGCTTGAGGTCTTGCCCAGTCAGCTTGCCGCGAGCGCCGTCGATAATAAGTTTAGCGGCTTGCGCGATATTGCCCGCCGGTAAATCGTGATAGTACGACAGTATGACGTTGCCCATCACGTTGTTCATGTGAGCGACGGGGCTGTAGACTGTTTTAAACTTCTTCCACGTACGCATAGCTGTACGCGCTACGCCTGCGTCTACCAACGCTTCGTCGCTGAAGTAATCTTCCATAGATGCGTATGCAGGGCCAGCGATCCACTTACCTTGCAGGTCACCCCACTCGGGAGCGTCCTCGGGGATGCGAACCCACGTTCCCGGTCGTCTCGCCTTTTTAAGAAGCTCTTTGGAGTCCATCGCTTTAGAGCCAGCGTCTAGTAACGAGTCTTTTGTAATTTCTTCCGGCGCGTCATCTAGTATCCATTTATCGTCAGCGTCTAACGACTCCTGCGCTACTAGTGCCGCCGTGTTCATACGCGCACCTTCGATGCGGCGCGACATATCCTGCATGGTTGCTGTGAGTGAGGCTACAACCTGCACAGGGTTGCGCTCGGTGCCCATCTCCTCCACGGTTCGGCGGCGAGACATACGTACGTCGGTTTGGTCTAGCAACTTTTCGGTTCGGTAGGGCAAAAGGTCGTCCATGTCAGGTACGAGGTTTTTGCTCCTAACAAGATTTTCGTCAATCCCTTGTTCTACAAAGTACGTGTCCCCGGTAGCGGCGTTGTACATTTTGTAAAAATCGCGGCCCGGCTTCAGACCGCTGAGTTGCTTGCCGTTCTTCGTGATAACCCAGTCCATAGACTGCGTGGCTGTTTTAAAGTTCTTAGCTCTAGCGGCCTCTGAAACACCTACGTTGCCCGCAGCGCGATCAATCATACGGCGGTAGCGCGGGTTGTCGGACAGCGCAAGTATGTCGTCTAGCGTGAAGTCTTCCTGCCCTTCGCGCATAACGCGCAGGCGCTTGGCTTCTGACAGCAATTCTTCCATACCGGCTACTGTCTTCTTTACCATATCTACGTGCGCAGGGTTGTTTAGCGCTTTGGCTAACTTATCGTCGTCGCGCTCACCAAGGTAGTCAACCAGCGCCTGTTGCGCGTTTGAGTCCATACCCTGCAAAGTCTCATAGGCGGCGTACGCTGTAGCCGAGACGTTTTGCCTATTGCGCGCGTACTCGTGGAGCAAGTTGCGGAATTGCTCGGTCGTGCCGTATTTATCTACGACACCAACCACTACGGCGCGGACAGCGGCAGACAGCGGGTTCTCTTGGGATACGAAGTTGGCAAATTTGTCCGCCGACCATTTACCCAAGCCGTCCATTAACTGTGCCCACGTCTCTTTTCCAAACGCATTGGCTATAGCGTTCATAGTGGTGCGACCTAGTTGGTCAAACACAGTAAGGTCTTGTCTGGTTTTGCGTTTAGCTTGCGGCACGGCTGTTTCTGCTTTACCCGCCGCTACCTCGTCAAATCGCGCTTGCTCAGCTTCTGCCGCCGCATCTTGCCGCCTTTTCTTTTCATCTTCTCTAAACTTATTAGTGTCCTCGGTGACCTTTTCCCTTTTCTTTTCATCTTCTCTAAACTTATTAGTGTCCTCGGTGACCTTTTCACGGCCCTTGTTGTTTTCTGCGGCCTTCTGCTTGGCGCTCTGCGACTTCGCCACCATGTCGGGCGGTAGGTTATTGAAGTCTATAGCGGCTTTGACTATGGCGCTTTTGTTGCCTTCACCACCTTTCTTAGAGAACCCGAACGCGAACGCGGTCAGCGAGTCGTCAGATCGAGCGTAGATGTCGCTAAGCAACGCAGATGTGGCGTCCATGTAGCTGGACAGCACAGAGTTTGGCACGGCTTTGATACCCAGCAGTGCCTTTATCTTCATAACAAAAAACTGCCACAAGTTCTTTGCCGCGCCCTTTTTAGCTAACGCTATGTTTGCGGCATCCCGCATCGGGGTAGCGGCCATAACTTTTTGTATCACGGGATCGGTCATGCCGTAGGACACAAATTCGTCAATCATTTGCCCCGGCGTATCAGACTCCGTGAGTATTGTAGCTAGCCGGCTTAGTTCCTCCGGTGAAAGCTCAAGTGCTGGGTCTACACCCTCTCGGTCAAACTCCTCAATTTGGTTGTTAACTATTTTAAAACGGCCCAAAAGGTCGGTGCGCACAGCGTTCAACGCAGTAATTATATCTTGATTGGCTCGTTGCGTAAGCGTGCCCCTCGTTACAGCATGCAAAGCCTCGTGTAAAACGGTAGCTTCGTTTTGACCATCTGTGGCCAAATACATCGTGTATTGCGAGCTACCTTCTGCACGGCGTTTAACGAACCCGTACGCCTGTTCTGGGTGTTCGGCCGCTTTTACGTTGCCAATAACAAGCTCTACGTTGTTAAAGAACCCGTTGCGCTCACCTATTTTTATTAAGTGACCCGCTAGCATGCGGGTGTAAGGCGAAGGCGAAACCTGCCTATAGTGCGCAAGCATAGCGCCTACGGGCGTAGAGAAGTCTCGCTTTTTTTGCGCTAGGCGTTTGTCTATCTGCCTAGCCAAACTTGGCGTGTTAGTTTCGGTAACGGGGCGCCCCGAAGTCGTTTGCCCTACTACGCTGTTATACCCGTAGGTTACCTCCTCGTCAGGGGCAATGCCCGGCACCTCTACCGCTTGGTCAACAGCGTCTCTCGTTTCGTTTCTTTCTGTCCCAAAATCCGTGAGCCGGCCCTCGCGGTACCGCCGGTTATAGATGTGGAATTTAATCGCGGGAGACGTTTCGCCTTCCCTCGTTGTTGGGGCTAGCGAAGTAACCTCGCTTTCGGTTCGCGCCGTAGCACGCTTGGCTAGGTACTGCGCTATTCGCAAGTTGTTTCTACCAACAAGCTGTTCTATTTCGTTTATTGCGTCGCCGATCCTTTTCACGCGGGCTTCCAGCGGGATTACGCCCTGCCCAGACTCCTCTGGCGGCACGGAAACCAAGTCTTCGGCGAGAGCCGCCTGCTGCGCTAAGTCATCGAAGCTAAGTTCTGCGCCTTGCTCGGCGGCGAAATCTGGCCCCGGTTTTTTATCGTCGGCCAACAGTTTGCCGCTCGCCCCGACTTGAAGCATGCGCGCGCGGGGGTAAACTTTTAGGATCGACTCATACGACACCATAGCCGCGTGCAGTTCTTCAAACGCCTTTACAAGCCGTTGGCTTTGCGCATTGTTGTCCGTGCCTAGCCAGCGACTTACGGCGTTCACCAACTTAATAGTGTTGCGGTTCGCCTGAGTTCCTGCCTTTTTGCCGGTAGCCGCGCGACTGCCTTCAGCGGGAGTGTATCCGCGCACTAACTGCACTAAGGCTTTGAACCCGTCGGGCGTCAGCAATTTCTTTTCTATCGCGTCTGCGGCGCCGGCCGGGGCTGTGTATTCGTTAAACGCGTCACTGGCTAAAATTTTTGCCTTGTCTGCGTTGCTGATTACCTCGGAGGGCAGCGCTACTAATTCTTTCGGCGACTTCACGTTGAGCAGGACTTCAAGAGTCTGTTTGCCTAAGCGCTTAAATTCTCCCGCAAACCGCGCTTGCGCCATGATCCTAGCTGTAGTGCCGGGGTCGCCATACACCTCGTCTAGCGAATTAGCCATCGGCGTACCGAACGCTCCTTCAAAGTCCGTGCTAGTCAGCTTACGGCCTAAATTAATCAACTTAGGCTTAACGGCTTCATCTTTAGCCGTGCCTTTTTCCGGGCTACCTTCAGCTTTAGCCTTTACCGGCTCGACGATGCCGGCGTCTTTTGGGTCGATAACGTCAAATATCTCGTCACCGTCGCCCTCAAGCTCGTCCTCAACCGCAACCTTTTGCGTAGGTTGGTCTGGCGCGGCCTCTTGTTGCGCCGTGTCTTGATCTATAAATTCAGCGGGAGTCACTGGCGCGGCGTTTTTAGGGTCTGTACCACGAAAGTCGGGCACACCGCCCTGCTCTACGTACGTTTTAAACGCATCGCTGTTTAAAATTGTCTGCTTGCGGCTGTTGCTGAGTACCGAGGTAGGCAAGGCTTCTAGCTCTGCCGCAGATTTCACGTTGAGCACGGCGTCAATAGACTTCTTACCTACGCCTTTTATGCCCTTGAGTTCTGTCTCCAGCGTTGCGCGCGCGGCTTGTCTAGCTTCGGCACTGGCTTGCTCTCCTGCCTCCGCCCGTTGCCTAGTCTCAAAATCAACCCCTTCTGCGCCTTCACGCCGTATAGCGGTAAAGCCGATTGTCGGGTCGTCCTTAGTGCCGCCGCCCGTTCGGATAATGTCGAAGTCCGCCGCGTTGTCGCCTCGACGGGTCAGGGCTGCTTTGGCGGCGCCTTCTGTTTTAAATAGCTCTCCGCTCTTGGTTCTTACGCCCTCGCGCTTGGCACGGCTAAGGCGCTCTACTTCCTGCCCCCCTTGTAGCAGGCTCGGGACGCGTGCCGCGAAGCCCAGTAAACCCTGCGCCCATAGCAGAGCCAAGGAGAAGCCCGCCAGCCGCCGCAGAGCCTAACCCTTCGGTTATGTCTTCGCCAAGGGCTAAGTTCGTTATAGCCTGTTCTGAGAGCGACTGGGGCAGTTCTTCAAACACACCCTCGCGGATGCCGCCCAGCGCCATACGGTTCAAAAGCCGGCCTTTACCTGCACCGGCTCCGCCTGCAAGGGCGATGTCAATATCGCCAGCTTGCTCTAGCCCTCGACCCACGGCACCCGTTAGCCCTTGCTGTTGGGCCATTTTGCCGATCAGTCGGTTGCTTCCCCCAGAGATTAAACCTGTGGCTATACCAGCAGGTACACCTGCTAAACGCTGAAAGTAATCGCCCCCTTCTTCGCCGATAGCGCCGGCGGTGAGTCCGCCAGCTACAATGCCTTCGCCGATAGCCGCTCGTGCTGGAGCAGACAACTTAGATACGGCTCCCAGACCTTTCGCCAACAAGCCGCCGGTGTAAATAGCGGGCACGGTTTCTGCAAGAGCGCCCACACCCAAGGCTGGGTCGCGTGCAATAGCGCGGAGGTACGTCCCCGCGTCGTCAAAAAACCCTTCCGTTTGGGATAGCTCTTGCGCAAGCCTCGCCTGTTCCGCTTGCCTTTGCGGAGAGTACAGGGCTTCGCCCATACCCTGCCTAAGCTCGCCTATCCCTTGACTAACCCCGCCCAAACCGGGAATCAGCGCGGCAACGCCCTGTGGAATAGCGGCAACCCCACTAAGGACGTCTACCCCTACGTCAGAAACGCGCCTAAGCCCTGCCCCTTGATCGGCAAGGTCGATTGCTTGGTTGTAATCGGGTCGGAGGGGCGCCAGCAGGCTAGACCCGCGTGCAATCTCCTCGGGAGTCGGGTTTAGTAAGGACATTAAGCATCATCCGCCATCATCGCTTTTTCGACCATCGCTTTAATGGTCTTCATGCCGTAAAACCGCACGGCTTCCGCAGGGAACACGTAGTCGCCCGTGTCTAGCCCAGCCATTTTACCTTCGGCTGTGGGGTTCTCCATGCCGACTTCGCCGCCCTCGGCAAGACCCTTCACTTTATCCTCCTCGGGGTTTTGAGTCATTTCCATTAGTATATTGATGGCGCGCGACATTAGCTCCGGGTCGGATTGTCGGCCAGTCATAGAATTACCTTCGGCGGCGTTGAAAATCGCTTCGGCGGCGGCACGTAGATTCTGCTGTTGGCCTACGTCGTAAGTCAGGTCTTGGCCGCGAACAGTCGCATCCGTAGCCCCCTGCCGCAAGCCGCCAGTCAACATAGCCTGCGCCAAGTCTCGCTGCATCTCATTACGAGCGGCGCGAGACGTATATTCAGCCTGCCCAATATCCTCGGCTAGCCGTGCTTCGTCGAGCGCCTGCTTCTGGGACAGCAACCCTTGCCGCCCACCTTCGCTGACGCTATCTGCGGCCAGTCCCCTAGACGCTTCGCGGTCTTGAATAGCCATTTTAAGTAGCTCGGGCGTAACAA